TCCCATTTCATAAGAAAAACCTTTATAAATAAAATGTGGATCGCGGTACTACCCATACCCATTCACTCTAGAAAAAAGAAAGGAATTTCCAGCATGTCAAATATTTATCAATCTTCAAAAATATATCCTTATGTATATATTGGTGTACATAGACAAACTAATAAGTTCTATATAGGTTCTAGAACATCAAAACGCATGAAATTACCACCAGAACAAGATATATTAACTTATAAAACATCTAGTAAATATGTTAAACCTATTTTCAATGAATTTGATTGGAAAATCATTGCCATTTTCTTTGATAAGAATAGTGCACTAGAATTTGAAAATAAATTAATAAATGAAAATTGGGCCGACCCTAAAATATTAAATAGACATAGAATAAAAAATGGTAAAATGCTTTTCTGTGATTATGACAAAAGGACTCCCGAGCAAAGAAAAGAACATGCTTTAAAAATAGCAAATAAAACAAAACAATTTTTTAAAACTTGTGGAGAAGATTTCAAAGAAAATAGAAAGCTTAAAATTTCTAAAAAATCTAAAGAAACTTGGAAAAATCATCCGGATGAGATAAGACAACAAAGACTGAAAAGAATGTCAGAAACTCAAATCGGCAAGAAAAAACCTTTAGTATCTAAATCACAGATTGGCAAAAAACATATAGCGAATCCCACAACTGGTCAACGTAGACAAGTTTTTAAAGATGAGGCTAAAAGGCTTGTAAAAACTGGAGAATGGATCTATTTAGCAATGTGTAAACCTATACCCAACTTAGGATAATTAGTCATAGAAATATGTTCTCTGCCATCTTTTAAAGGAAATCCATTCGTAGCACTTACCACTTGGCAATTTGATTATATCACCAATATGGTTACCGCGTAAAGGGAAATTTGTTACATCCCTTGGTTTTTTCATTTTACCCCTGTTGAGCCCCATCCACCTGATCCTCTATCTGTTTGACCTAACTCTTCTTCATCATAAGCTTCAGCAATATCAAATTGAAGTCTTGGAGACATAACCAATTGAGCTATTCTCATACCGTGTTGTACTTCAAATGGTTTAGGTCCGTGGTTGATTAATACTACTCCAAGAGGTCCTCGGTAATCAGGATCAATGGTACCAGGAGAATTAAGAACAGTTACTCCGTGTTTAAGTGCCAGCCCTGACCGAGGTCGAACCTGCATTTCATAAGATGGACTAAACGAGCATTTCAAACCCAAAGGAATAAGAACATGCTTCCCGGGGTGGATTGTAACTCCCCCTCTTTCTAATCCTCTTAAATTTGCTCTGGCATCCATACCGACAGCATGTCTACTTTCGTATTGCGGTAATGGGATTGATTCATCAGCCCAGTCTTCTCTATAAAATTTGATCACCCGAAAAAATCCTCCAATGCTGATCGTTCTGATTTCCAACCAATGGCATTCAACACCAAGTTCAATGGGGCTAGAAATGCTTTTTCAAATTGTGTATCGTAGTCAATATAGTCTAATAATCCAAGTTCCCTAGGGAAGTACTCTGGATAAGCAATCACATTCTCTGAAATCGGATTTGGAGTTCGGAGATAGATAAACTTAATCTTATCACCTTCTGAAATCAAAGAATATTGTTTTTCTAGATTATTGTGTTTAATATGATAGTTATATAGTAGAGATCCACGAGAATGAATTGGTGTACCCTTTCCATAAATTGTCTGTGAATCTGAGTAACTTTTGACATTTGAAACCCCTCGAGGAAAGGAAATGTCCTCAGGAGGCAGATTACTAAATGTACTCTTAAATGCATAAATAAACGTCTGAAGTTCTTTTTCATTTCCTGATAGTGCAATTTTAAATGCCTCCTTAAGTTTATCACGACAGGATTCGGGTGTGCTAGACTTGATAGCCTCAATTCCCATGATTTTGAGTTTCGGTTCTTTATACCTAACACCCTCGTTATCAAGAACATTCAGCGCGTACCGCTTTTTGGCTGTCCAAATTCCGGCGTCGGCAATAACCTCTCGACCCATCTTGATACGTTTTTCTCTAGTATCCAAGTATTTATGTAGTTCATCAAATCCTTGTTCTAAACAATCCTTGAAATGTTCTTCACATATTTTGTCAATGAAAGATGTTGGATTTTTGGGATTGAATTTAGCAACAATATCGTCCATATTAATATATAACGAATCTGTATCAATTGCAATAACATAATCCTTGTCTGTTGTGCCAAGAATTTTGTTTAGTTGAGCATTCATAACCCTTTCAGCCCATCTGATTGTCAATTGACCGGTGAGGGTAATGCCTTCTGCGATCCTTACATCAAAATAGCGGAAGAAATTATTACCAACAGAACCATAAAGAGAATTAAGCAGGATCTTGATTGCCATTTGCTTGTTATCGAGTTCTGAAATTCTGTTACTCAAACCTTCGGAAGGTGATTCCTCATATGCCTGTTTCAGATCTTTTAGCTCTGTTTGGGCCTCTTTTCGTTCAGCATAGTATTGTTTAATGATTCTAGGAAATACACCTTCGTTGGTATTATCAAACTCCACACCATTTGCAGCAAGTGATCTGCCGGGCTCTTTGTTGATTTCCTTTTGATCTAGATAGTAATCAACATCATTTGGATTCCTTTGACCGTTGATCACGGTTTCTGGTGACATATTCCATTCTACCATCACGTTCGGATACAGAGAATTAACGTCAAAAGATACAACCCAATTATATTTGCCGGGTTTCACATCCTTTACATATCCACCTGGATAGTTTACCTTTTGTTTAGATTCACCTAATGGTGACACAACCTTTCGAGAATGTAGATCACGATAAACAATAGATTCCCAGATTGCAGTAGTACCAAATGTGGTTGAATAATTTACTGCACCTTTATAAGCAATCATGATCGCCAATTCAATATAGCGATCCTTCTCGTTCATTCGTTCTACAAGATAAACGTCTTTGATGTTATAGTCAATGTAAAGTTGGTGATTTTCCTCATATAGATTTTTTAGAGAACCATAATCATCATATGATAATTTATTCTCGCCAAGCACCACGTGAGCAATATTATCTAGTTTGTATGATTCTTGGTTTCCATATGTATAACCAAATTTCTTGAAGAGATCCATGTAATCCAATTCCTCAATACCTAAGATATTGTAAGAATTCATGGTGTTTCCCTTATAGCGAACCTCTCGTTGTTCAATAACACCCCATGGTGAAAGATGTTTACTACTATCGGGACCAAGGATTCGGTCGATACGATTGATGATATACGGAATATCAAAGCCGCGAATATTCCACCCGGTTACAGCATCAAAATCCGCTTCCTTCCAGAACCGCAGAAAAGATTCTAGAAGTTCAGCCTCACTACCAAATCGACGATACCGAATGAGATTTTCATTCATGTTAAGTTCGGTTTTTGAAGCATCATATTCCTTCAAACCCCAAACTTCATAGATATTAGATTGATTGTTTTTAAGAGTAATAGCCGTAATTGGCCACTTAGCTTCCTCTGGTTCTGGAAATCCTTCAGTTGAGTGAACCTCAATGTCAATATTACCAACCCGAATGAAGTTATAGTCAAACGGAACGTGGCCAGGGAATTTTTCTGTTATAAATTGAGATGCATAATTTGTTGTACCGTAAACAGTAAAACCAGAAACGCCCTTGTATTGTTCTAGCCATTCTTTGGCTTTAGACATGGAATCAAAATCCATGGGTTCAACGGGGCTACCATCTATAGATGTCCATTCAGAATTTTTATCTTTTGATGGGATGAAAAGTGTCGGCTTGTACTTTACTGCGTTGTGAATTCGCGTGCCGTTAGCCGAGTAGCCGCGATAGAGAATTCTACCTCTATGACGGACAAAAGACGTATAGAATTTCATTCATACCTCCGGTTGTTGAAGGTTTTAATATATACCATTAATGGAAGTGAGTAAACACCAAAAGATTAAAATCTTTAGCTTTTATTCCTGTAAATTCCTCAACAATATTCTTGATAGTATCATTATGAGCAATGGAATCTTTACCGGCTTTAAATTCAGAATCAATCAAAGACAAGATATCAACTGGTTCCTCCCAGCCGTCCGGACCTTCAGCTTTGGCTAAAATTTTACCGACAAAGGTATATATTCCAGACATTCCATCATCTACCATGTCAAATTTTCTATCTGGAGCACCTTCAATCTCTGGAACATAATCAGTCCAATCAATATCTAGATCTGAAATATCTACTCCAAACATTACATAGTCTGTTCTATCAACACCCATTACCAATATCCATATCTTGCTGGATCTTCAGGATTTT